AGTCAATGATTTCAAAGACCAAACCCAAATTGTTCCAAAATCAAACCACCAGATTTTTCCGTTCTCTGTGAATGCAAAATATTCAAATGGATGTTGACGATTACTTTCTTCTCCGGATACAAGTTCATCATCGTTTGCTAATCCTTTTCGTTTCAGAACACCTGGACCTCCAAACCGAAGACGATGTAAGACTGTCCATTTGCGAGCAATGGATTGACAAACTATGATACGAGGATCTACTACCTGAACATCTTTCCAAAGTTGAACTGTTTTAGCACGAGCGTGAGTTCCACACAATGTATGTCCTTTAAGAGGATGTGCAAGACATTGTTGTGTAGATCCCTTCTTTTTAACCGCTATACATCGTTGCATTATGTGTTCATCAGGATAGTTCTTGAAAGTGATAACCGAGTCAGGAAACGTTAAGGCAAAATGGATTTACGTTTAGCTAACCTATGGAGAGTATACAATACAGCACAAATGTCGGTCAATGCAATTATCAACGCTTCAAATCTCGATATCAACAAGGTTTCTTTCGGTGACATCCGAATCAACAAGACAAACGGTAGTAAGAGCGTCCCAATCAAGTACAATGGTCAGAACTTCCAGATGCGCATCCCCAAGCTTCAGTATCCTATGGGGGTTTCTGTCAAGGACACTGAGAATGGCACTAACTACACCATGCTCGCGAGCCTGCGTGGATGCGACTCCTATGCGAAGGAGCGGGCACCTGCAGAGGCAGGTGAGGTCGGTCAGATGTACAACTTTCTGAAGGACCTTGAGGAGAAGGTCATTAAGACGGCTGTTGCTCAGTCCAAGTCGTGGTTTGGACGTGAGCGTAAGGAGGACGTTCTCCGCGACAGTATGAAGTCACTGGTGAGTCCCAGTGTGGAGAAGCAGGGTGCTGAGTGGGTGCCGAACGGGAAGTATCCGCCAAGCTTCCGCATGAAGGTCCCGGTCTACCCTAACGACAGGGGTGTTCCAACGGTCAACATGGACGCGGTGGACATGGCGAATCGCCCGATTCCGCTGACTCCTGAGAACCTGGAGTCGGTCTTCCCGAAGCGCATGGAGGCTCGGTTCATCGTCAACCCGAGTATCTACGTGTCCGGGCAGGGATTTGGAGTGACGTGGCGAATCTCGTATGCACAGGTGTCTGCTCAGGCACGCGTCTCGGCTGCTCAGCTGTTTGAGCCGGAGGAGACGGAGGATGTGCCTCAGGCAGTGCAGGTTCCTCAGGAGACAGAGGAGCAGGAGGAACAGCAGGAGGACGAGTCAACTGAGACTCCTCCAGCACCGGCTCCCGCTCCGGTTGCAGCGCCTCCTGCGCCCGCAAAGGTGGCACGCCGTCGGCCCGTGGGTGCGGCGATGTAGGTGCAAGTCCAACCAACTCCCAAACACGTGATCCACTAGGTGGAACACAGACGAACAGGTCATCGTCAATAAAAACAATTTTTTCCTTGGCTGGAAAGGTCAATTCGCCAGTCATATTCTCACATGTCAATCGTTTGAGCGAGCGCGTCCCACACCCCGAGCATCCATGAATCGTTGGAGGATTCAACACCATATCGAGAGTCACAATACGTGAGGCTCCGTATAGACATGCTTCTAGAATTTGATGAGGTGTCATCCACTCCTCTGAGTGAAAACGCTCAACAGCGGTTTGCGATACGACTGACCACAAGCTGTCTTCCTGCGTCCATCCATCCTCTTGAAGGAAGGTTGCAAACGGGTTCTCATAAAACCACAAAATACGAAAGTCGGCGTGGTTGGTCAGAGAATGTTCAATGAGTCCAACGCGCGTCAGTTCTTCAGAATACAACCAATAAACATTCGCATGAGAGTACTGTGTATCGCGGGAACCCCGATAGACATCACGATCATCCATGTTCCAGAGATCGGACACGACATCGACGTCATGTTCACAAATGTCCCTGGATACGTTTTGATAAATAACAGTTGGGTCAAGGATTGACTGCATTAATTAAACGATACGACAACATTGACGTCGTGATGACGCACAGCCTTTGTTGCTGATCGGCTCAGTTCGTGCCTCTTCCTGCGAGTGCCGTCCTCAGCCGTCTTGGGCTGAATGGTTGTGGAGCATGCCTCCATATCTGCGTGGATTGCATCATAGTTGTCCTCTAGATACTTGAGAACCTCGTCCTGGATTGCCCACTCAAAGAAGTTGAGCTGTCCAACCGTCGTGTCGAGTCCCATAAACTGGATTCGCTTCCAACGGCAGAACGGGTCAAACATCTTCTTGCTATACGCCTTCAGGTGAGACTTATAGGCAAGATACACAACCACATGGCGATTGCCGGTTGCGAGATATGATACATTGTGCTTCTTTGCATAATTAGTGACTAGCCAGTCCAAAAGACGTAAGCTGATACGGGAGTCCCCTGAGAGGATGGTTTGAACCCTTGTGAAGTTTTCGGGGATTGAGTAGAAACCTTGCAGGCGGTGAAGAACCCAATGATCGCGATTCTGGATGACCTCCATTTTTGTATTCTTACTGCGGTATTCTCGCTTAAAGTGGGTCGGTAGGATAAAGACAAATGGCTGAGATCAATGCTCCCACGACAATCATGGATCCGAATGTAGAGTTTGTTGAACGCCCTCCTCCTGATGAGGGTCTCGGTGTCATGACTGCAGTATGCACAGGAGAGGTGATTAGCCGTCTTCGTGAATCCGGTGGGATTATGGAGGCAACGACTCCGGGTCTTTTTATGATGCCTGAAGGCGATAAGGAATATAATACGTTCCTTGAAATGCTTCGTGATCAGCCTCAACTTCCTGATCCTGTGTTTAAGGAGGGCGAGGTTTCATGGACTGTTGAGGAAGCAGGATTTCCGCTTGACCAGATGGATGCATATGACATCGCGTTCAAGAAGATGTATGAGGATATGTTTAGTCGCGCAAATGAACTTGGAACCATGGGTCCCGGTGAGTTCGAAGTTCGTTTGAGTCGGCTCCAAAACGAACTTTCGGAGAGCAAGATAGAGAACCCCAATGGAGGATGCGCTGTCCTCGTACCTACTGGAGGATCGTCCATATACACAACTGAATGTCCGTCTTCGTCGGTTCATAATCCTTTGCAAGTCGTTAGCCCCCGGACTCTCGTACCGCCTCCTGAGGAGGGAGGTTATGCAGGCGACACAGAAATTGATGATGGGAAACGTGGGTCGCCTGTGGATGCGTGATCGTGCATTCGAGAGAACCGTTCGCCTCTATGGCAAGAATGACCAACGCACAGATGCGTGGCTAAATACTCGTGGCAAGATGATTACCGCATCAGAAGTCTCCAAAGTGTGGCAGACACCTGCATCTCGCCTTGAACTTCTGGAGAAGAAGCTGGATCCACCTACGAGGTCGGATGGGTCGAATCCGATCCCTGCATTGATATGGGGAACGCGATTTGAGCCGATTGCAAAGAAGATCTACGAGGATACGACACAGTGTGAGATCATTGATGTTGGCTGTTGTCAGCATCCAGTTCATTCGTTCTTGGGTGCATCTCCAGACGGTCTGATTATTCCCAAGTATGCAGATGCTGATCCGCATCGCTACGGGCGCCTGGTTGAGTTCAAGTGTCCAATGAGCCGTGCTCGCAAAGATGAGATCCCGAGTTATTACGTGCACCAAATGCAAATGCAAATGGAGTGCACGGGAATTGATGAGTGCGAGTATGTTGAGTTCCGGTTCAAGCAGGTGAATTTTACTCAGTGGGATGTAGCCACAGAGACCAAGGGCGTCTTTGCGGTAGATGAGAATGGAAAGGTTGATTATAAGCCAGATAAAGTCGATCTTCATGAATGGCAGTGTTCTCTCACAGAGGATCACCAATACATCTATTGGATCTTAACCGATATCAAGAAGGACTTTGTTCCTAAAGATCCAAACTGGCTTTCGGATCATCTTTCAGAACTGCGCGCATTTTGGGATGATGTTGAACGGCATCGCGCGGCCGGGACGCGGCCGGAAGCACCACCGCCGAAGGTTCCGACTCTTGACCTCTAAACCAATGACACACTCTCGTATACCAAGATCGGTGTCTTGATGCGAACTTCTTATTCCATTCATCGATTGTGAACTGACAGCCCATGCTCAGGTTGCAACGTGAGCAAATTGGAATAAGATTTTGGACGTCTGTTTTTCCACCTTTGGATTCTGGAATATTGTGCCCGCATTGAAAATCAAACACATTCATGGTATTCGTACACCACGAGACCTTGCATTTGTATTGAAACTTAGGACCT